GCCAAGCGGCTAACTCTTACAGGGGCGGGTACAGGTTTGCGACCTTCGGGCATCGCGACGGGTTTGCCTGAATTAACAGTTCCCCCCGCCGCGAAGGCTTTTTTTGAGGTTTTACCCCCCATTTTGTAGCCACCAGCATTGCTCATTGAGACGCCGCCAGTTTTGTAACCGCCGCCGTTACCTAAAGCAACGCCACCAGTTTTGTAGCCACCTTGACCATTAGTCACGCCACCAGTCTTCAGACCTTTATGGCCCTTGCTGGCAGGCTTGGACTCGTGAGACTTCAGTTCTTTCTCAAGACCCTTCATCTTCGACATCTCAGCCATGTGCGTCTTCTTGGACTCGCCACCTTCAGCCTTGCCACCTTTTTTCATGGCGGGAGCGGGCATAGCGGGGCCAGAAGGCGTTACGGCAGGCATAGGCTTCTTAGCCATCATTGCCTTGCGACGTGCCGCCATAGAGGGCTTGCCGGGGGCGCGAACAGGAGCGTTAACAGCAGGACGACCCACCAAAGCAGGAGTTCCCATCATCATTTCCATAGCACCGCCACCAGCCATCTTTTTATGACCAGCTTCGGCTTTGCCACCTTTTTTCATGTTGACGTGACCGCCTTTTTTGAGTTTTAACTCAACGGTTGGCTCCGTGGTCTCCATCTTGACCATTGGTTTAAATTGTCCCATGTCGCTCTCCTTATGCTTGTGTGACGCCAAGAGCGCCAATACGGGTTGCATTTGGGCCTGCCGCAATTGCTGGCAGGGCTATTCCCATCACAAGACGCTTGATGCCGTCACAAGCCGATGAGGGCAAATAAGTACCCCTGACATCACCAGTTGTGGTGGTTGCTGTGGCGGTAGCGGCGGCGGCAAAAGTACCAGCATCTTCTGCTAGGGTGTTGTTCCAACCAGCGCGAGTAATGTATCCAGCATCAGTGATGCGCAGTGGCGCACCCAAGATGTCAGTTGTACCTACCGCAACGGTTACCACACTTCCGCCAGATGCAGTAACACTAGCAATTTGGTAAAAGGCTTTCTTACCGTTGACAGTAGTAGACGCCACTGTTCCTGTTGCAATCACTTCGCTCATGGCTTGACCGTAGTAGTCGTAACCAGAGACAGTGATGTTGACGGAAGTTGGAGTACCAGCACCTGTGGTTGTAGAAACCGCACGAGGGCAGTCAAGTTGCAAGCCTGTTGCACCACCTGTAATTGTGGTAGATGTAACACCAGCACCTGCGGCAAGCGTGAGCGTGGTAGCAGTGGTGATAACAGCGGCAACAATGTTGGTTGTCAGTTTTGCTTGTGGTACAGCGTCCCAAATATAAACACGCCCCAAGGGGCCAACACCTACGCTCATTGGGGATGGGTTCTGCAACAAAGCATTACCAGAGCCAATGATGGTGGCGCTTGCTACCGTTTGTGAGGCGCTTACGGTGTAAGTACCTGTACCACCAGTACCTGTGCCAAAAGCGGTAATGTAAGTTCCATTGGTGAGTGAGGTTGAGCTGTCAATAAACATACCCACAATAATTGGGTCACCAGAAAGCATTTCGGTGACGGTTAATGTAGTGGTAGCAATTGAGCCAGTAAAAGTTGCAACAGCAGGGTATTGGTCTGCGCCCTGAGTGGTAATAGCGGAACCTAAAAATAGGTCATCTGAAAATTGTGGCATTTTGTCTGCTCCTTGAAAAGTTTGACAAATACAGTTAACAAAAAAGGGGCTGGGTTTTATCCCAACCCCTTGTGGCGCTTTTAGACGCCGGGTGTGCCGTAAACGGCGCGTGGGTCAGTGAAGCCCACTTGGTAACGCTCAGTGGCCTTGTAGCGCATAGAGTCGGTCTCAAAATCGCCTTCCATGGTCTTTTCGAGTTTGCGACGCATCAGCAACTTCATGCCTTCAGGCGCATCAGTCTGCACCCAGAACGCTGTAGAAGAGGTCAAACGTGACAGAACAGCCGCGCCTTCGTCAAGCAAACCGATAGATTTGATTGGGTTGACGTCGTTGTTGCCTGTACCTGCACGCAGGACGGACTTCAACAGAACTTCGGCTTGGAAGACGTTGCCGGGGGCCACAATCAGTTGACGTGGCACAAGGCGAATCTTCTTGCCGTTGTTGTCCACAGCTTGACGAATCTGAATCAGCATCTGTTCGAGAGATGTCTGGCTCAAGTTAGCCGCAGTGGATAACAAGTTGCTGAAAGTACCGTTCACGATGGGGTGTGATGCGCTGTTCAAAGCGACACCGTCACCACCGGGGTACGAGGCGTTGAACGCACGGTTCAACACGTTTGCCGCCAAAGTCTCTTTGGTCTCAATCAAAGACTGAGCCAAGTGACGAGCGTAAACCTGACCGATACGGATATGGTCGCCATCTTCAACCAACACTTTGGTCAATGCGAAGGCGAGGCCAAACACGTTGTACACATAGCGTTGCAAGAAGAGAACACCACCCTGTTGGTAGCTGACAGGAGTACCGTCAGGCAACTGGGGAGCGGCGCCGAATCCGTACAAGACGGGTTCTTCGTGGTAGTTACGGGGAATACCTTCTTGCTCACGGAAAACTCGTGACCATTCATCGGTACGTTGGTCATAGACTCCATCGAAGCATTCGTTGAGGATAGGTTCAACAATACTTCTAAAGTCCGTACTGCGCATTGGTGCGGCCATGATTGGACTCCTTAAATGGCGTTAATGGTTGCAACAAATTGACTACGCGAGACTTGCACTTGCACTACTGTGTAAGCGTCGCCCCAAGCGTTGTCAACAGCAGGTGTGAGGCCGATGATACGCATATCACCAACAGCACTAGAACCTGCCAACGAGGTAGAGATTGTGCATTGTGACAAACCTGTGGTGGTAGAACCAGCACTGATGTTTGTGAAGTTTGCTTGGTCTCCAATAGAGGTCTGCGCCAAACTGCCATCTGCCTGAATGTCGTAAACGATATTAGGGTCAGAGTAGTAGTAAGTCACTTCAGAACCAGTTTGGTATGCAGTGTTTGCAATCCATTGGTTGCTGACAAGACGACGACCAGTTAGGTCGGTGTACTCGTGACCAGCGAAAGCACCTTGATAGGCGCTACCAGCAGTAGCGGCAATGATGTTACCGCTAGTGTTAAGGGCTACAGGTTGGCCTTTCAAAATGCCAGTGTTGTAAGCCGAGGCGATACCGTTAGGCAAAGCAACCGCTCTGTCCAAACCCGAAGGATGGAAAGAAGGGCGCATACCGAACGGAGCATTGGTTGAAGACATAGTCTTTCTCCTTTGATTCGTTAAAAACCCTACCCAGCAAAATGCGGAGCAGGAATCGGTTTGTCAATGTCGTTAAGCCCTTCGCCTTCAATCTGACCGAGGCTTCTGCCTCGACTATCTCGTCCAACATTCTGTTCTGCCTGAAGTCGAATTTTGTTCGCTTCCTCAAGCGGCGCATCATGGTGAAAATGAGCCATTACATCTTGATACAAGTCCATAGGAATTTTGTACAAGAGCATCTCATTACACGAGATAAAACCTTCATGTTCTCCAGCCTTTACGCGGTTATTTCGCATTTCAGGTAACTCATCCGCTTTCACGGGAACGTACCCTAACCGAATCCGCTTGTCGATGCTGTCGTAACTGTTGGTTGTAGATAACCAGCAAACGTGCCATCCCTTCATATCAGGAACGGCGGGCAACGCACTTTGTACCCATTCGTCTTTCCACATCTTGCGACGTTCATCCGACGATGCCATTTTGTCTTCTGGAGCCTCGCGAATCGTGTCGCGACTGCCGCGGTTTTCGCGGTCTCCAGCAGATAAATTTTTCTTTAAACGAGAATCCATTTTTAACCCCTATAACCGTTAGTTTGTTTAGCTTCTAAGGCGTAGCGTCGAATCATCTTGGCCCGTTTCTCAGCATCATCCCACATACCTGCATCTTTCATGGCCCTGACTTGGTCAGGTGATAAGGTGAACGAATTCCCCTTGCCATTATTTGATGCAAATTCGCGGCCTGAACTAGTTACTGCATTTCGCGGTCTAGAGCGAGGTCTCTCGTCTGCATCTTCAGTATACCTGTGAGGTACTACTCTTTGCAAGCGTCTGTCAAGTTCTTCCCAATACTCGGCAGTTTTTGGGTCGTAACCCTCTTCTGCAAGTATGGCGTCCTCGTTCAAAGCGCGGCGTGAGTCTGGGTCTTTCCCGTTAGGGTCGTACCACTGGTTATTTGCCATCCAATTGTTGGCATGGCGCTGAAGTTGTGGGTCTGGCGCCTGAATTGTGCGCTGGCGCTGTGGAGCGACTGCACGTTTCTTCAGGTTTGCCAGAGCCTCTGACTGGCGACGTGCTTCAAACCACATTTCCTGTGCGGAAGTGAGCAATTCACCGTTACCAGTCGCTGTTGCTTCTTGGATTTTCTGTTTGGCGAACAAAATTCGCGTGTTCTGGTCTTCGATGGCCTTATTCAGGCGTGCAATGTCAGAACCGTGGCTCTTTTTCTCCAAAACAGACAACCGTTCGAGCAATTGTTGGTTTTGTCGCTCCAAAAGCGTCAGTTTGACGTCTTTTTCGGAGGAAACTTGCTTGTGATACTCCTTACGGCGCTGGCGTTTGAGGCGTTTTTGCTCACGAAGAGCCTCTGCGTCCTCATCTACCGCCCCACCGACGACCATTTCCTTCTGTCGGGCGCGGTCATCAGCCTCATCGGAGTCCTCATCATGCTGTGGCTCAGGAGATGGGATGCTATCAGGCAACTCAATGGTCGCCGAGCCGTCTTTCTCTTCCTGAATCACGATAACTTCTTGTTGTTGTTCGGTACTCATACAAATGCCCTCACTTCTAGGGGATTACCTGTGATTCTGGCAATCACTTCGTGGTCGTTCAACACCATGAACTCGACGTTTTCGTCGTCTCCATGTGGAACTTGCCAGCGGTCGCCAGTCCATTTGGGTACGCGAAGGAAGTCTCCCTCTTTGCACCAAATACCCTCGACCCAAGGCTCCATCGTGTCGCGTTTTTTGAACGCCAACGGCCCCATTGCAATCACTTTAGCGACGGGGTTTTGCGCCCGTTCAGTGTCGCGAGTCTCTTCAGGCAAAATAATCCCAGATTGAGTCATTCGTTTCTTGGCTTTGCGCAGTTGAACAAGCACTCGCGCACCAAGGGGAATCGCACCGGGGTCTACAACAGGAAAGGCTTCCTGTAAATCAGCGGCATTACCCACTACCGTGCTATCTGTCATCTTCATCTTCTTTCAAAAGGTGGTTAAGAATCTCAAGGGAAGCCTCAAGTCCTAAGTTCTCTCCGACTAGGCGTTGGTATGCATTGAAGTCGGACGCATTTCCATGCGCCAACCCCTTTGCAATCTCAGCCTGACGCGCTTTTACAGCGCTAATAAAGTCGGAAATTAACTTCATGCGTTGGACTTATCAACACCCTTGGGTTGGGAGAAATTCCCGTGGTCGCTGTTGGCCTCTGGCATGGTCGCTTTTGATTGCTCTTTTAGTGTTTCGCCCGTCACCCATGCGCCAGCCGCCATGCGGGTTTTCTGGCGGACTTGTTCGGATTGCTGGTCTTTATCGGTTGTAGACATTTCATTCTCCTAAGTTACGTTGTGTCATTTGGTTGAGTTGAATTGCAGTTTCTTCCTGCTCCTTACGCAGTTTGACTTCGTCTAAAGTCAACTCTGCTGTTTTGATGCGCTCCTCTGTGAGGTTGTCTTCGGCGTTCATAGCCACCTTGACTTGCAATTCCTTGTCCTTGTTGGCCTGCTCGGCTTGGAACTTCTGCTGGTCGAAGCCCAAACGCGCTTGGTCTGCGGCGGCGCGGCGCTGTGTCTCTGCCATAGACGCCTGCAACACAGCCTGTGCCTCGCCATCCATTGGAGGTGCTGGTGGCTTGAACTGTTGCATGATTTGACCAAGTTGCTCCAGCGCCTGCGTAACGCCAGAGAACACCTGCTCGGAGTCCAGCTTGACGTGGTCAGACGCAATCGCAATAGCCCTGTCAATCTCAGCGGCAAGTTTGTTCTCTTCGTATTTGCCCAATTTGATGTCCGCTCCTGCTGTGACGTAGGTCTGCATCTGCTGGGTGTACCAAAGCATCATGTGTTGCTTGATGTGTTCCATCACCTGCGGGATGTACTTAGGCGCAATCAGCTTGTTAGAGCCTAGCATCGGGTCAATTGCAAAGTTCAAGTGCGCTTGGATGTGCGCTAACTGGTCTTGGCGTGGGTATGCAAACGCTGGGCGTCCTAGCGCCATTGCGCTGTTCTCGTCTGCCGCGTTCAACTCTGCTGGCTTGCCAGTGTTAGGCATCAACTCGTTGACGTTTGGCACTTTGAGTTGCTTGAGCATACGGCTCACAACCGCACGCTGGTCAAAAATCTGCGGGAACTGTGCAGACAACTGCATGACCGACTGCATCTGGCTGATACGCTGTGTCTCAGAGAAGATGTGGGGGTCGCTGACAGGCACGACGTCGCTGTTGCGCTTGAAGTCTTCACGCTTGATGGGCAGGTCAGCCACCGTGTCACCGCGGCGTTGGTCGTCCAAGTACCAGCGGTTGATGCGTCCAAGCACCTGCAACACACGGCGCTGGCTGTCATGCAAGCGCGAGTGAATGCCAGAGAACACCACAGCACCTTGCTCAATCAAAGCCTGCGTTGTACCCACAGGCATATTGCTCTTGGCGTCTGCAATCTTCTCTTCCGCGGTAGTCACCACGCCTTTAGCGGCGTCTGTCAACCAGCCTAGCAACGAGAACAGCACAGGAGAAGGTGGGTTAAACGGCATAGGCATCGCAATCTTGCGGATGTCATCCACACCAATACCGCCTTCAATCTCCGTTACCTGCGTGATTTCAATCTGGTCAGACTGACCTGAAACCTTTGCACCCTTCAACTTCAGCATGGTGAGCG